AGCAATCACAATCTCTTCACTCTTCAATTTGTTCGATGGCCCAATTAAGCAGCTTCTTAGTGTCAACCCTAATTAAGGATGGCATGACGAGGGAAGAAAAAGAATCGTTGATAGGCCCTTATCCAGTTGGCATAGAGAACACCGGACTAGGCGCTGTTTCTTTCTTGTACAAATATGTAAATGTCCCGCCCTTGGCAGTTGGCGCCCCCGCCCCCAAAACCGCAGAATCTGTGCTTCGGTCTTTTGAATACAACCGGCTCCCTAACAATGGGAAAGGTCCCAGGCCCAGACAGTACTGGATGGACACTGATGGACCATATCCTTATGATGAGACCTGCGCCAATTTCCACCTGGTAGCAGCCCAGGAAATGCACAAAGGATTTCTCAAGGAGCATCATGCTGTTATAGATAGAGTCACGGAAAACATGTACCAGAGGTTGAAAATAACTAATGCGGACATTCTAACAAAAGGCAAGCAGACTTGGGACCCAGTGAACAAGAGAAGCGTACCTAGTGCAGCGGCTTTCAAAGAGATTATAACCATATTCAGAACTAATCTCGGATCAGTGGGCTTCTCAGTGCTGGATTTCATCGAGGCATTCCACAAAATGCTTATGCTCAAAAGAATGACATATAATCGAAGAGTAACTGAAGAAAGAGTAATAAGGAAGAGATCAGCCGGTATAGTGACTCTCGAGAGAAAAAATGTTGTAGTGTCTCAGACAGTCAACATCGATGACAATGAGGAGGTGAGAGCGACCGTAATGGGGTGGGCCACAGCATTCTGCTCTTATTTGAAGAGCAAGGAAAGGGGCAAGTTGAAAAGGAGAGCAATTGCGTCAGCCAACCCTATAATGAGAATGTTCCTCTGGATAGTAGAGGAGATGCACTTGGAATTGGGGAAGCAGGAGGAGATGGTGAGCTCAACGATAAGCATAGGGGGAGAGGAGAAAAAGGCCAAAATAATAACTACTTTGGACGGACTTTCACTCGACGAGTTCAACTTGCAGGCCACTGAAGATGCGACAAAATGGAATGAGTGTCTGGCTCCAGAAAATTTCTGTCTGATGCACGAAATGTGGTGGTCTTGCAGCGTTAGGCAAGAACTGGGCCTACCTCCTCCTTCTGAGAATGCTCAAGTGATGAGGCAAATTTTCCAACAAGCATTCTACCTACTCTCGAACAAAAGAATATATTTGGGCAAAGGCCATGTGATAAACAATGAAACGCATGCCGCCCTCTTACAGTGGAAGGAGGAGCATGAGAAGTACATGAGTGAAAAGACGAAGGCATGGTTCATTCAGGTGAAAGAACACTTGGATCATGAAGGATACGTCAAGGCCCCCTTTGGAATGCTAATGGGAATGCTGAATGCAGGGAGTACAACACTGGCCCTTCCTGCCACGAGTTGGAGACTGGAACCTGGGATGGACTGTAAAACAGTGAGGAGCAGTGATGACTCTATGACCGTGTTCTCAGGCAGAACTCGACAGCTCCTGATGAGAAACATAAACAGGTTTTATGACAACTTAAAGCTGCTCGGAGTGAACATATCAAAAAAGAAAACGAGGTTCTTTCAGCTCAAATTCGGTGAGTACACTTCTGCGTACCAGGATGGTGACTTCACAGCTCAATATGGCGTTGAGACTGCAGCCTTAAGGCCCGAAGGCAGCAACCCACCAGATGACTTCCATTCGGTGGCCTCTCAGACTGCCACTTCACTGAGGGCGGGCACTGTGAACTTTGTGGGAGCTCAATTCCGATTGGGGGTGGGAGTGGACAATGTGAGACGGTTATACAAGATAGACCGAATTGAGAACAAAAGACCCGGAGTTCCAGATTCTGCAGTAGTTCTTTCTGACGGGGGCCCTAGTCCCTGGAATTTCTCGAACTGTCATCTTCCAGAAATGGCACTGAAATGGGTGAATCACGAGGGGAATGATGCCGCAACTAAGTACCTGGAGAAAGTAATGAACCCGGACAACCCTTTTACAGCTGAGGCCTCCGAGATAACCAGCTTCTCCAAGGAATTGAACACATTGGTTGACACCTCCCTGGAAATCCCCCGCAACCTGTTTCACACTCTTAAAAGGTCCAACGCAACCCAGAAATCACTCCTACGGAGGGATGACAACGATTTTATGAAGGCCTGCAATATTGCGATGTCCCTTTTCGAAGATGTTATACCAGCCAGCCTCATCCAAGTCCCCTCTGGCCCTCAGCCCATGAACAGAGTTATGGCAGATGTGATACGAGCGCAAGTTAGTGCGTTGAGAACAGTGGGTGCAGAATTCACTGAGGCAGAAATGAATGAAATCAGGAGCGCCATTACCACGTTAGAGCATCAGTCCAACATTGATTTTGAATAGAAAAAGAGATTTGTGATTGCT